CTGTTAAAGGGCATCCGGCCGGCGAAGTATCGCGACAATTTCAACGTCACCGGCTCGGTGGCAGTGACCCAGGTGACCAGCGACGAACTGGCGAAAGCCAAGGCCGAAGCCGACGCCTGGGAACGCGAGAAGTTTGGCAATGGGTTATGAACCCGAGCGAGAAACACGAATGGTTGAAGTGCGCGGCCAGCCCGCTGTACTTCATTGACGTTTATTGCAAGGTGTACGACCCCGGCGCGGGCGACTGGATTCCCTTCGCGCTGTGGCCGGCGCAGGCCAACGCCCTGCGCGCGATCCTTAACAACCTACTCGTGATCATCCTGAAGGCGCGGCAGCTGGGCATGTCCTGGCTGGTGATCGCGTTTGCACTGTGGCTGATGATCTTCAAGCCGGCGGCGACGATCCTGCTCTTCAGCCGACGCGACGACGAAGCGGTGCACCTGCTGACCGATCGCATGAAGGGCATGTACACCCGGCTCCCCGACTTTTTGAAGACGCGGTCCGTCGTCGAGAGCAACGACCACGAATTTCAGTTGAGTAATGGCAGCGTGGCCAGGGCCTTCCCGACGACCGCCGGCGACAGCTACACGGCGACGCTGGTCATCATCGATGAGGCGGATTTGGTCCCGAATTTGAATCTGGTCATGAGGGCGGCGAAGCCCACGATCGATGCGGGGGCGCGCATGATCCTGTTGAGCCGCGCCGACAAGACGAAGCCGCAGAGCGAGTTCAAAGCGATCTATCGTGCGGCCGTGCAGAAACTGAACGGCTGGGCGGCGATCTTCCTGCCCTGGCATTCACGGCCGGGCCGGACGCCGGAGTGGTACGCGGCGCAGCGCGCGGACATTGTCAGCCGCACCGGCAGCGACGACGATCTGCACGAGCAGTATCCGGCGACGGATACGGAAGCGCTAGCCCCGCGCAGTCTGGATAAGCGCATCCCGGCTAATTTCCTGGAGCGCTGCTATGCGCCAGAATTGCCGATCGAGCCGGCGGGCAATGCGCCGGCGATTCCAGGGTTGCAGATTTATCGGGAGCCGCAGTACGGGCGGCGCTATCGGGCTGGGGTTGACCCGGCCGAGGGCAACCCGACCAGCGACGAAAGCGCGGCGACATTTCTGGATGACGAGTCAGGCGAAGAAGTCGCGTGCCTGGCTGGACGGTTTGAGCCGAGCACCACCGCGGCCTATGTGGACCAGATTGGCCGGTATTATCACAATGCGGCGGTGATGGTTGAGCGCAACAATCACGGCCACGCAGTGCTGTTGTGGCTGCGGGATCATTCGAAGTTGCGCCGCCTGAAGGGCTGGGATGGGCACGAGGGTTGGTTAAGCAACAGCAAGGGCAAGGCGCTGCTGTACGCGAATTGCGCGGACGCCTTCCGGGATAGGACGACCGTGCTGCATTCGTTTATGACGTTTACGCAATTGGCTTCGATCGAGGGTTCAACGCTGCGCGCCCCAGAGGGCGAGCGTGACGATCGGGCAGACAGTTACGCGCTGGGCCTGGCCGGTGACAGCACTACGGCCGGCAACTTGAATGTGGTGTGAGGGACGATGCCCGTTTCCATGAGTGACGAACTGAGGCTGGCCTATCTGCGAGCCATGATCAATGCGCAGACGGAAGACGAGCGGCTGATCGCGCGGAACCGCGAGTTCTACGAGGGCGAGCAGGGCATCGCGTTGACCGATCGCCAAAAAGAGTATTTGGGCGACATCGCCAATGACCTGGACGATCAGGCGTTTGCGAATGTGGTCAAACGCTGCGTGGGCATTCCGCTGGAACGGCTGGGCATCGACGACATCAGCGCCACTACCGGCAATGAAGCTTATGGGGCGCTGGTCAAGACGTGGTGGAAAACGAACCGACTGAACTCACAGCAGAACGACTTGTACCGCTTCGCGCTGCGCGACAAGGCCAGCGTGCTGGTGGTGGGCTGGGATGCCGGCAGAAAAATGCCGACGTTCACGGTGAACGAATTGTGGGACGGCACAAGCGGCAATGTGCGGCTGCACTATGACCCCGACACCGGCGAATTGATGTATGCGACCAAACGCTGGATGACGTACAGCCCGCTGGTGCCTGGCCAAACGGGCAAGATGCGATTGACGGCCTACTGGACCGACAGCGTCTATCGTTATGAGGAAACCGCGACCGGCTCCAATGAATGGCGGCTACTCGATCCCAGCGAGATCGACGACCTACCGAATCCGCAGCCGTGGACGCTGAACGGACGCATGGGCGGCGAACCGATCGGGCTGCCGATTGTGCCGTTTTGGAATCCGGGCGGCAGCGAGATCGACGACATTCTGATGGCGCAGAAGGCGATCAACAAAAGCCTAGCGGATTTATTGACTGGCACCGACATGCACGGCTTCCCGATCATTTGGGGAGCGGGTGTAATTTTGGGTACTGACCCCGTGACGGGCGCGAACACGTTGCCGAAGTTTGGTCCGGGTCAGGCCTTCTTTGTCGAAGACGCGAATGCGAAGTTCGGACGCATCGAGCCGGCCGATCTACAAAAGGTGTTCGATTACGGCGTGATGAGCTGGGTGCGTATTGCTTCCTTCGTGAAGGGTTGGCCGATGTTCCTGTTTGATCGCAGTGCACAACCGCCCAGCGGCGAAGCGCTGCGCCACATGGAGGCCTCCCTCGCCTCTCAGATCGCCGAGAAGCAGACGGTCTTTGGCGACGCCTGGCAGGATGCGTTTACCGTTGGGGCGCGAGCCGCGCAAGCCTTTGGCGGTCAGTCCGCAGCAGGTGAAGTGGAATTGATGTGGCGCGAGGCCACGCCGGCCGACGACAAATTGACGGCTGAGTCGAATGAAATCCGCTGGCGCAGCGGCGAGATTCCGCGGCTACAGCGCTGGCGCGAAATGGGCTACACCGATGATGAGATCGCCACGATGCTGAAAGAAGAGCAAAACGATCAAGCTAATCTGGCGGCCGAGGCGGCGGCCGAGGCGATGCGCCGTCTGAAGACATTCACCAATGACTAGCCGGCAACCCAGTTTACAAGTGGCACGAATGCCGACTAGCCAGATCCTGGCTGCATCAGAAGCATATCTGAAGCAATTGGAACGCAGCGGCAGCGCGGCGAGCAAGCGGCTGATCGCGCAGTATGCGACGGCATTGGCGCGTTTGCAGCGTCAGGTCGACCGGCTTGAGCAGCAACTGCGCGAGTCGGTCGATGGCACTCTGGCGCAGCTGTACCGCCTGGATCGGTATCAAGCCCTGATCGAGCAGGTGGCCGATGAGATGGGCCGGCTGGGCAGCCAATTGGCGCAGGTGGCACACACGGCCGCCGTTAATGCGGCGAGCGTGGGCGCGACGTCGGGCATCAACGTGGGACGTTTGGCCGCCGGGCGCGGCCCGATCGGCGATGCGTTTATGCTGCTCGATCGAGCAACCATCGAGCGTGCGTCAGCCTTCGTGAATCCGCAGAGTCCGCTCTATCGGCGCTTGGTGCGCGATTATGGCCGGGCGTGGGCCGAGGTCATTGCGCAGCAGTATGTGAGCGGCATCGCCCAGGGCTGGAATCCGCGCCGCATCAAAGCGGCGATTCTACGCACGCTGACCACGGCTGTGCCGGCCCACATTGAGACGACGATCCGCACGGCGCAACTCTGGACATATCACAGCACGCAGCAAGCGGTCTGGCAGACCAGCGGCCTGGTGGATTACTGGACGTGGCACGCAGCCCTGGGCCAGCCACGCACGTGTGCGAGTTGCATTGCCAAGCATGGCTCACGGCATCCGGTTAGCGAGGTCTTGCGCGATCATCACAACGGGCGGTGCGCCCAAGTTCCGCATGTGGTGGGCACGCCTGCTCAGAATATACCGAGCGGCGAGAGCGTCTTCGCGGCGTATTCTCAACAGCAGCAGATGGCGCTGGCCAGCGCGGCCGGCTGGCTGCCCCAGTGGCGAGCATGGCAGGCCGGAGCGATTAAGTTCAGCGATCTGAGCCAGGCGCATGACGACGACGTATACGGGCCGATGTTCACACAGGCGTCGTTGAAGAGCCTGCTGGGTGAACAAGCGGCGCAATACTACGAGCGCAATCAATAGGCAAAGCCAGTCCGTTAGGACTGATGAGCAAATTCACGCGACGCCGGCGGCAACAGGCGGACGATGGAGGCAGCGATGTTTAAGCGAATCTGGTTTGATGCAGACGGCGGTGGTAATGGTGGGGGCGCTCCAACCGGCGCGCCCAGCGCAAACCCCAACGGCGGGGGCGGTAATGCCGGAAACAATCCACCGAAGACCTTCACGCAAGAGGAGGTCAATCAGTTGTTGGGCGACCGAGCCAAGCGGGCCGACGAGGTTGTGACTAAAACACTCCTCGAAGGGCTGGGGCTGAAAACGCTCGACGAACTGAAAGCCGTCGTCAAGAAGGCGTCCGATCTGGAAGCCGCCCAATTGACCGAACTCGATAAGGCCAAGAAGGCCGCCGAGAAGGCCGAGGCCGAGCGGTTGAAGATCGAGACCGAGACGCGGGCGCAGATCGAGCGGGCGAACGAACGCCTGATGCGGGCAGCCGTGCTGTCGGAGGCGATGAAGGCCGACTATAACTTCCGGCCCGATGCGCTGAACGACGTGTGGCTCTTCGTCGATCGCGCCGGCATCAAACCCAAGGCGGATAACGCCGATGAATTCGAGGGCATTGCCGCCGCGTTGAAGAAAGTGGCCGAAGCCAAACCGTATCTGGTGGGCGCCGCCCAACCGGCGCGCAGCATCGACAATGATGCCCAGCGCGGCCGGGGCGCGCCGCCCGCCGGTCAACCGTTGACGCGCGAGCAGCTGATCGAGCGCAAGCGCGACCTCGACTTCCCGTGGTTCCCGGCGCGCGTCGTCTGCCACGACATCCTCGGCCAGA